TCGAATCGCACGTGAGGACCGGGTGAATAGTCGCCTTCCGGCTGCCCGGCACGGGCCCCTTGAGCTCGGGAATCACCGTACCATTCCAGGTCACGGTTGTCCCAATCGCTGTTATTCCACTGGTTGCCATATTGATCTCCTTATTCAAAACTGTTCATCGTTCATGGTTTATGGTTTATGCTTGCGTGTAGCCGTCGAGCAGCGCGGTTCGATACAGCACGTTCACGGTCACTCCCGCGATCACGCCGCCGGTACAGGTCTCGAAACTCGCCGCAGGACAATCGATCCGAATCGCCAACCCGCCGCAGGCCTGGCCCGAGACATTGCCCGCCAATAACAGTCGACGGATCGTCTCGATCATCCGGCTGATAACGGTATCCGCTACGGTCCCCTCGGGCAGTGTCCTAATGATTCCGTACAGATTCCACACGGCCAATTCGCCCCGCGACTGAACGGTTGTGCGACTTTCGGTCGTGAGCGAGGCGGCCTCGATTATGATGTCCCCGTGCTTGAAGTCTTCAACGCCCCAGTCAAGGACCTTGGGTCGGATAGCCTTCAGTGTCAGCGTCGCGTCCGGGTCCTGCTTTCCGTTCAGTGCCCCGGCTATCCATTGAGCAATCTGTTCGTGAATCGTTTCAGCCATTATTTGGCCCACCGCCTCAGCTCCAGGCCGATATAGTCGTTTACCTGTTTTGATAAATTTTCGGCCGCCTTTTGATTGGCTTCATTCAATAATCCAGGCGTATTCGTGATGATCTGCCAGATGGACGGTCCGCGCCGTCCAAAAATGGCTTCCCGAGTGGGGCGGCCTTGCATTGGAAGGAAATGTCCCTTGGCATATCTGGCCCTCAAAAACACGCCACGATGTCCGCTCTTCATCGTAGCGATGAAGGCATGCTCGATACTCTTGAATCCTTCCCGTCCGATCCGGTACTTGACGCCCCGCTTCAGTTGTCGAGTCCCTTTGAACTCGGCCAAATCCGGGCGGTGCGGTTTGGCCACGACGGCGCCGGCCAGGTTCGCAAAGCTGGCGTGACGCTTGCCGATGCCCTTGGCGACCTCGCCTTTGGGCAGCTCCAATTCAGAGGCGACTCGCCGCTTAAAATCGGTTGCCGCCATATCGACGGCCCGGTTGATGGCCCGCCGCATGACGCGAGGGAAGCCTCGCGGGATTGCCCGCAGGATGTGCTCGGCCTCTTGGAGACTTGCTTCATCGATCTGGATTTGAACGGCTAAAGCCATAGAACACTCAGTGACATTCGTAAGTTGCCCAGATGCCGTTGGCTTTGACGATCCGGGCCAGGTGCATCGTCCGGACCTCCGCCCCCGGGCGAGGCGGAACACTAACCGTCTGGCTCGAATCGAACTCAGCGGTGGCAATGCCGACAACCGCGTCATTGGCCACCTTGATCTGGACTTGCGGACTGCGGTGCCGAATGATCGGGGGGACCTCGGCGTCATCCTGGACGTACTTGACAATGGCCGTCACGGCCCGGTCCAGTGTCCCCGGCTGATAGACAATCGGCTGGCCGAACGCCGCCAGAAACGCCGCCCGCCCGGCCGTCAACCATGATGTCTCGAATGTCGTCGCCATGTCATAATTCGAAGAGCCGGGCGCACAGACGTCGGTGCGCCGCCGTTGCGCACCCGGCTCGATTTTGTTTCAGACCGGGCCATCGCCGCCCAGGGTATCAGGCGTCATTCGTCGTTGCGTGGGCCGCATACTGCCAGCGGCTAAGCATACGTCGTTATATTTCCGAGCAGATAGGCGCAATTCGTGGCGATGAACTCTTCATCCGTATCGTGCCGAACACGGATCACGTCGGCCCGGACGGTCTCGTCGCGGTACGATTCGATCACTGAGTTGCTCGGCGAATCGCCCGTCCAGAGGAACGTCCGGCCGATGCAGGGCAGCTCGCCCAGCATGGGACTGTCGCTGGTCACGCAGAGCATGGCGTACTCATCGGGCCATAAGTTCGCCAACGTCGCCGTCTTGCCTTTCTTGGCCGAATTGTAGAGCGACCCGGCGACCAGAATCTTCTCGACGCCGAACGCCTGGGCCAGCAAGGCCACGTTGACATCGCCGCGCTGAACGGCCGGCGTGGTATATTTGATCCGGTCAATGATCGAATCGCAGACGCCCAGCTCGAGAAACGTCGAATAGGAGATAATGAGCGTATTCGGCTCCATCCCGATCGTATCGTGGATCGTCTTGCGGCCCTTCTTGACGTCATCGATGGGTTTGGCTTTTGCACCATCGTCCCATTCCTCGTCGACGTTATGAACGGCGAAATTGCTGATGTTGAAAACGGCGTCGGCGATCCGCTTTTCCTGGTTGCGAAGCACGATATTGAGCGCCCGCCGGGCCGCCATCGTCTCGGCGTCGAAGTAGCGGCTGTAGAGCGCCACCTCGCGGTCGTCAATCTTCTCTTCCCAGCCGTTCTCGAGGCACTTATACGTATCCCAGTCCCAGGTCCAGTCGCTGCGCTGATACGCCCCGCGGTCCGTGCGCCTCGTGGGCGGAACGGAGAACATGACCTCGGCCGGGATGACCGGAAACCGTCCATCGACTTTATCGACTTCGAATATCGGCATGACCTGCAAACCGATAAAACCGGATGGCTGATCGGCGGCGGCGAAAAGAACCGCCTGAAGGTCGGGTCGATCTGCTGCTGAGCTTGGTCTTGGCATTGTAAATCTCCTTAAAAATTTGGCTTTTTCATTGCCCCATGGTTTTCGGGCGCAAACAAAAAGGGCCATGTGAGTATGTGGCCCCACATGGCCCTTTTGTTTGCCTTGCGTCACCCTCGGGCCGGCCAGCCTTCGGATGAACCCGCTTATTCACTTGTCAACACTATTCAATCAGATGGCCGTTTTCGTCTCTCGGCCAGACGTTCAATTTTGTCTTTCCGAACGGAACTCTGGACATAATCCTGGGCGGTATCGGTTTGCCGTCTCTGGTGGTATGGCCCGCTCTGTGAGTGCGAATGTTAATCTCTTCAATGTAATCCCTTTCAGGGATTCCTTTGAGCTCAGGATTTAGAATGTTATTGATACGTCTCTGGTTCATAGAGGATCTGACGTGCTATTTTTTATCCTCAGATTCCTTTTGAGACGATTTTTTGTCCTCAGTTTTTTTCTCCGCCGGTTTCGCATAGCTGTTTTTCGGATGGGATGTGTTTTTATCACTCATCGGTTTTGTCCTCATAATTAATGTTTCAGTTTCCAGTTCAGTTTCGATCCATCATGCGATTCTTAACGGCTGATTTGCAGCATAATGAACGGAGCGCCTTGGGTATTGGCCCGCGCTCTGGACAAAACGAAGCCCACGTGCTGCTGCAACTCATTTTCGGCATCATCGGAATCGTGAATCGCTATGCTGCCGTTGTACCGCGCTACGACTTGATGATTCTCTCGCGTATTGCCCACGTCTGCCGAACTCCATCCATTGTCCGGCGCCACCCAGCATTCGCCCCATGTCTGCTCCCAGTGATGGGGCAACAGGGTCGTTGCCGGCATCATCGGCAAGCCGATGAAGCTCTTATGCAAATCTCCGGCCGAACCGGCCTTGACGGCTGCAAACTGGTTGGCCATGATCTCCACGTGCATCGAGGTGTGCGTGATCGGTATCGGCAATGGATGTTCCAGGGTTACCGTCATCGTGCCCCCTGTCCCGCCGGCAAGCACAGTATTGCCCGTTATTTTCATGTTGATCGAGTTTTCGGAATGAGGGAATATGACGATGGATCCCTCGGCAAGCGCATCGGCCGCGATATTGCCGCTGCCATCCCCATCCGTCGCACCAACAGTGACCTTCAATGACGTCGCTCCGGCGGCGGCCGTTGCCTGGACGGCGGCATAAGCAACGGCTTGGACATGGCTGTTACTTTGCGCCAGCAGATCCGTGTTAAGAGTGGAGATGGCACAACCATATTTGAACACTCTTCCGTCACGGGTCACGCGCCGCGTTCCGAATGGATAGTTCTTGAGCAGGCTCAATCCGTAAGGTCCCTGCGGGCTTCCCCCTTCGAGGACATCGGAGAAAATCTGGTCGCCTAACGTCAGCTCGCCCGCGACTCTCGTGCGAAGGACATTGATGATATCGTCCAGCGCGCTGGCGGCCGCCAGGGCAAAGCCCAGGGGCAGCCCGCCGACTGTCGCCGTGATCCTTCCCGATGCCGCCGGATAGAAAGGAGCACCTGCGGCAATCTCGCCGGCCGCGGCTATCTCCATCGTTCCCCCGCCGTTATCCAGCCGAATCGTGACATCTTCGCCGCTCAAGACGGCAAATTCAGTCACCCCGATGCCGATTTCGGTCGCCCCGGCATAAATGGCGGTCGTGCCGGACAGTTTGACTCTTCGCTTGGCCGCCAGCGTCTCGCCAGCCACCAATGTTAGAAATGCACTTTCAATCATCGTTTTGCCCTTTCAATTTCTGTCCCCGCTTCATTGCCGGTTTCTTCGGCAGCAGGTCCGCGAGGTACTGTTTCTTGTTTCTTGTTTTCTTTGACCTTTGACCGGGTCATTTTGACCGGCACAAACCGCTCGTTGCATCGCGAGCAGCTTTTGACTTTTCCGGCCATAATGATCTTTTCACGCCCGCATGGACATTTGAACAACGGCATCTAATCCCCTTTTGAAGCTCTCATCTTCTCATGCAGCTCGGGATACAGGGACGCGCAGGCCCGGACAGCATCGGCCTGCGAGCATTTGTGCTCGGCGGCATAGACTGAAACGGCCTCCATGAACGTCGCCGGCTGTTTGCCCTTTCCCGTCCCCGGCGGCGTCGCCGTATCACTGAACTCCATGATGGCCGGGTCCAGCTTGCGGGCCTTGAGTGCCGCGTTCTCGTCGGTCAGCCGTTTCGCTTCCGCCTGCAGCTTGCCCACCTTCAGTTGCAAGGCATCGGCGGGCGTCTTGCCTTCGGCCAGACATTGCACGAGCAGCACCGCGTCATCGCCGCAGACTTTCTGCAGCTCGGCGAAGCGCTGTTTGCCGGCCTGCTCGGTTTCGGTTTTGCCTTTGGCCAGGACCTGGTTGTAGATCTCGGGCAGAAGGGTCGAGAAATTCTCGGCCGTCAGATCCGCCAACGTCATGTTCGTAATTTCTTCGGACATGATATTCTCCTTTTTCAAAATAGTTTCAAATGCCTTTGATTGTGTATTTTTCAGTGCCCCAAAAACACAAATGCTGCCTTCCATGATCAGGGCGTTACGGATAACCGTGCCGGGCCCTTTGAGCTTATGGCCATTGACTTCCGCCGTCTCGTCTTCCTGGATATGCTCGATCTCGCTTTTATCCGGATCGAACCGCAACGAGGCCTCGAAGGGAAAACCTTCATCCATTTGGTTTCGAATCTCCTGCGCGATCTGCGAATTCTCCAGGAATTGTCCCTCCATCACGAACTTCGGCTCAAAGACCGCCTCATCACTATAGGCGATCCGCTGCTCGACGTCGTGCTGGAACAGGACCGGATTGCGTTTCTTCGCCATGCGCATCGTTTTCTGGTCGAAGGCCAGATTGCCCCAATACCAGTGCTTGACGATCGAGCCGTCATAGAGTGTCAACTTGACTTTATTTGGGGGTTTACCGCCTTCCGTCTGGGCAAATTCGACAAGCCCGGGCATCGTGAAGATGAACGGGTTTTCTCCGGTCGCCTGCTGCTGGCTATTTTGACTGGCCGGCTCGAATAGGATTCCCTTGTGACTTCTACAATGGCTTCTCGCTGCCGATTCGGACCAAATTTTGTCAGAATAACGATATGCCTGTTCTTGCCATTTTCCTTTTTGTTTTTGGAAAATGACATCATAGGATTTACCATCGTGTTTGCGCTTCCCATTCACACGTCTCGTCGGTGCATCTTTGACTGGAGGCAATAATCGGCAGGAATGTTCGTTTTCGTACGGCATTAGTCTTTCCCTCCGTTGGATTGCGGAGACTGTTTTTGTGGCGTCAGGACTATGCCGCTGTCGCGGATCGTTTCTTCCTCCTTCACCCGCTCCGGCCAGACCTCCTCGGCCCAGTCCAGCCCGTCCTGCCGGGCGACGATCTCCGTCCGCGTCGTCGTGCCGTTTTCGAGATGAATCTTGTCGGCCTGGGCCTCGCGGTACGGATCGACGTAAGGCCATCGCTTCAGGTAGATCTGATGGGCCGCCCAATCGTCACGCTCCTTGAGCTTCCCGCGGTCGATGAGCTGACCGATTTTCCAGAGCCACAACCGCCGCACCAGGGGTCTCACCACCAGTTCCTGCTCGTCGCGCCAGAAGGCCCGCGCTTCATTGTAGGCGAATCGCCCGTTCATAAACGTCGCGTGGCTGAAGTCGCCCGTAGTCAGCATCAACGGCAGGCACAGCGGGCCACCGACGAACATCAACATTCTCATCACGAACGGATCGAACGCCGCGGCCGGCCGGGCCGCTCCGATTGCCTCATAACTTTCACCCACCTCGGCATCGATCAGAGTGCCGGGTTGAATTTTCACTTTCTCTCGATTAAAATCATCTTTCTGATTCGATCCCATTTCGCTCGCCGGTATCCCCCCGAGCCCGCTAAAAGCCTTCGCGTCATACGTTTTTGCCACTATCGGGAAGCAGGCATTGATTTTCGCGGCGACCAACTCGGCCTCAATATAATTGAACAAGTAATCGATATAGGGAACGGCGCTGGTCAGCTTGGGCTCACCCCGGGACTGATCGAACCGTTCCGGATCGAACATATGATGGACCCGTTCGGCAGACCGGCAATGCCAATCATGGGGCTGGATATAACCCCATTTGTTTGGCTTGCCTAAAAAATAACCAACGATGCGGGTAGTCTCTTTGTCGAAGACCACACCGTTACTGATCGTATAACGTTTTGGATCGAGTTTATCCTCGGGAATTTTTGCACCATAAGGTGTGCCGCAGCATTCACCTTGTAATGCTTCCGGACCATAATCGTGAAACAGAGTAAAGACATCGCCATCCTGAATGTAGCGGTAATAACTCTTATGGATATAGGCATGAAAATTGAACCGGCCCGTGACGTCGCAGGGCACATCGATCATCTCGGCCTTGACCGCCTGCTCGGCGGCCTCGTTCCATCCCTTATCGGCCGTGCGAGCCTGGATCCGCGTCGAGGTCCCGACGACGTTCGTGGCGATCTTGCGAAACAGCCCCTTGACTAATGGATTGTTGGAAGACAAATCTCGGGCGATCTGACGTAAATCATCGAGCGTCCTCTCACTCAAGTCCGCATCGCCTGCGCGCGGACCCGCCTTTCGTTTCGGACGCAATCGGTCTTTATCGAGGACATCATATTTCAAGCGACTGGCCTGGCGCTGGACGACCAGGTCGGGCGAAAGAACGCTGAGCGGACGATCGATCCATTCTGACATCCACCGCCAAAAACCGCTACGTTTCCACTCTCGGATCATCTAAAACTCCGCCACCTTGAGAGGACCGCTGCTTTGTCGCTCAATTTTAAGCTCCAGCTCGTGCTGCCGTTTCATTAGGCCAACCTCCCGGTCTGAGAGATCTCGCAAAGAAGCGTATAGGATCGTTTGCCCATCATTATCGGTATAGCTCTGAGCCCCGCTCTGAACTGCCGCAATGGCAGTCCTGGTAGCGGCCAATTCCGTTTCAATGGTCGCCAATTCTTGCGCTAAAGTCGCCACATCTTGTGCTCCATAATAACCCGATTCACCATATCTGGTGTTTCTGATATCCGGAGTATCGGCAGATCGGGGGAAGTTTCAAAGGGGGTCGGTGGCAATAATTGCCACCTACTTGAAAATTTATTTTTCGACGCTCTTGAAGGTTAAATCGCACTTTTTGCAGCGATGGCGGCGGATCGGAAGATCGTCGCTGCTGTAAACCGGACAATCATCCGAGCCACATCGCGGGCATTTGACCTTGATGTAATAGACCACCGGGACGCCGCTTTCGTCCGTCGGCGGCGGCCGTCGCCTTCGGGGCGGAGGATCCGGCAACCCTAAATCCGGCGTGTTATTCCAGAAATCAGCCATAAGAGATTGACTATTTTCTATTGACTATTGACTGTTTTTCTCTGTGTCCTCTGTGTTCTCTGTGGCTAAAGCGTCGGTGTTCCGTCCCAGTAGCC